AGAGGATGCATCAACTAATCCAGATGGAACAATTGGTGATGGTACTTCTTCCAGTGGTATATACATTCGTAATAAACAAAATCCTAAATTAAATGATAAGCCAATCGGTGAATTGATAGATGAAGATATTAATGAAGATGGTACATCTATATATTTAACATCAAATAAGATAAAAGTTCCATTTAAAGAAACTATCACTAAAAAGAAAGTAGCATTTACTAACTATCCTAATTCAAAAGATTTAAAAGGTGACCAATTATTTGTAAATTCTGATAGAATCGTATTATGTTCGAAAGCTAAAGAATTTATCATATTTGGTAAAGGAAACACTGGTGTTATTACTGATGGAAAATACACGGTGGATTCAGCAAAAGATTTTTATGTACATACCGATTCAAATGCGGTTTTACATTCTAATAAATCTATAATTTTAAATTCTGATGCAAACGGCATAGTTTATTTAGGTAAACCTGGTAAACCTGGCAAAGCTGGTGCACCTGTACAACAAATGGTATTGGGTGGAGAATTAATTCAAATATTAGGTGAAATATTAGATGAGTGTGCTAAAATTCAGATACCAACGGGTGTAGGACCTTCCGGTGTTCCAATTAATGCAGCTGTATTTAAAGCAATTAAAGGAAAATTAGGAATTATTCAGTCTGCAAGAAACTATTTAACCAAATCATAATATGTGGGCAATATTTAAATTAAATGTATTGCTAAAAATAGCATCTGGTCAATATGGAGATGATATGGATTCTTTTGCAGAGATGTATGCCGAAGAATATGATAGATGTATTAAAAGAGGTGGTGATATGTTATATGGAGTACCCGTTATAAATGGTAACACCGCAGGAATGGCTAAGATTATTAAAGATGCTTTAAACAAAGGTGTTCAAATGGGTGGTGAAAACTATAATGTATTGGCAGAGATATATCCTGCCGCATTTGAAGCATATTGGATGGGTGCCGAAATGTCACCACTACCTAATTTTTTACAAAAGCCAGGAGGATGGCCTTCAACACCACCTGCACCTGGAGCGGTGATGAATATTGGGCCAAATCCAATACCAATGGCTATATCGGCTGCAATTCATAAAGCATTAAAGGAAGCATTAAAGGAAGCAGAAGAACAATTGAAATCTCAAGAAATAACTATACCAGGAATCGCTCCAATACCAACGATTACAGTAAACGTATATGATACTTTGGAAAAAATGGATAAAAAAGAACCAGTATCTAGTATTATACGAAACCATCCAATCATTTTAGCTGGAAGAGAGATACGAAATCAGTTAAAACAAGCAAAAAAGAAAAAACCATCAATTGGTGCACAAATAAAGAAAGCAATAAAGTTTCCTTTTCCTGAACTACCAAAAAGACAAAAGATAATTGATGCAGCTAAAAAACAATTAATAGCGGCAGCAATAGAAGTTCTTAAAAAAGAAATTATAGTTCCAATAGAAGAAATAATATTGACTCCTATAATTGCCCCTATACTTACCGCAATAGAAACTGTCAAAGATACAATCCCAAAACCAACTCCTACAAAAAAAGAGGTAAAAAAATATATAAAAGATACAATTGATGGAATTGTACCGGATATTGATTTATCTTTATATGTTTCAATACCAAAGATTCCAACAAAAGAAGAATTAAAAAAAGCAATTGATGATGCTATACCAAAACCGCCTGAATTAGAGGCCATTGCATTTGATATTATAAAAGGAAAGATACCAGAAATACCTATAATAAATTTTATACCACCTACTATTATATGGAGTACTAAAACTAATATATTATTAGACCCAATGTTACTGGTAGCAAAATTACATTTATTTGGAGTAGATGGTACAATGTCGGTTATGGCACAATACCCACCACCGGCTCCACCTGCACCCGCAATATTAAAATGGAGTGCATATATTGTTGCCGAAGGGCCCCCTATTCCTGATTTGCCATCAACTATTTCATTACCAAAAATACCAGAAATACCAAGTATACCGGCGTTACCGAGCTTACCTGAATTACCTGCATTACCGACGGTTGGGGTGGAAGTTCCAAGTTTACCATTTGGTTTACCAATTAGTATACCTGGAGTTGGATAAATTATTAAATCAAATATTTATTACTAAACATACATAAACAATTATTATGAAATCAGAAATTTTATTAACTTTAATTAAAGAAGTTGTTAAAAACGAAGTTAAGTTACAAGTAAAAGAAGAACTTGTTAAACTTATCAAATCTGGTGCAGTTACATTAAACTCACAGAAGAAACCATCTACTCCATCATTGAGAGAGATGACAGAAGTTGCTCCTACATCGGTTAGAAGACAACAACCAATTGTACAACAACAAAGACCACAAAAAGAATTTTCAAAAGACCCAATGATTAATGAGATTTTGAATATGACACAACCATTTACAGCTGAGCAAAGAAAAGAAGGTGCACAAGCAGTTGGTAGTGTGTTGGATATGATTAAACCAGAATTAAGAGTTGATGAAAGTGAGTGGGAAACAATGGATTTTAGAGGAATTGATGCACCGCAAACTATTCCACAACAATTAGAATCAACCGGAGATGCGTTACAAGATGCTACAATAAAAGCATTGACAAGAAATTATAGCGAATTAGTAAAAAGATTTTAATAAATGGCAATAGAATTAGGTAGAGTAAATGTTAATGATTTAACAGAAAATAATTATAAAATACTTGGTATTGGGATTAATAAAAATTCCGATACTGGAGGTATTTTTTCTGTCAATTATACAACACTAACTCAAGCCAAAGATAATTTAAAAAACCTAATTCTAACAACAAAAGGAGAAAGAATAATGCAACCTTCATTTGGTTGTGATGTTTGGAACGTTTTGTTTGAACAATTATCAGATACATCAATTGAAAGAAGAATTGAATCTACTATAAATGAAGCAGTTGCAATATGGTTGCCGTATTTAAACATAGATGAAATCGTATTTGATTATGATGAGAATGATATAGATAATAATAAAATTTCATTTGATATAAAATTTTCTTTGAAATCAAATCCGAATATTTCGGATTGGGTACAAATAGGACCTACGAACTAAATAAAATAATAAAATGGCACTAAAACCAACGGATAAAAATTGGGGAAATAATAAAAAAGTTAATTATATTGGTAAAGATTTTGCTACTATAAAGGAAAATCTTGTTGAGTTTACTAAAACATATTTTCCAGACACATATTCTGACTTCAATGAAGCTTCACCTGGTATGGTTTTTATAGAACAGGCAGCAGCTGTTGGTGATTTACTTTCGTTTTATCAAGACACACAATTAAAAGAATCAATGTTAGCATACGCGACAGAGCGTAAGAATGTAATGGCATTAGCACAAACAATGGGATATAAACCAAAAGTTACAACTCCTGCAGTTACTACATTGACCGTTTATCAGTTAGTACCATCTTTATATAATACATCTGGTGGCGGAAGTAATTTTAGTCCTGATGAAAGATTTTATTTAAAAATTAAAGAGGGTTTAGAAATATCATCTACTTCTAATAGAAACATAACATTTAGAACAACGGATACCGTTGATTTTGCAAATACAACAGAAAGAGAAATAGATGTATACGAAAGAGATGGTTTAGGTAATCCACAATTTTATTTAATAACTAAAAAAGTAAAAGCAATATCTGCAACACAAACAACGTCTGGGTTGAACTTTACTTCGGATGATACCGATTATCCAACTGCAACACTTTCTGAAACAAACATCATTGGAATCACATCAGTAGTTGATTCTCAAACAAATGAAAAATGGTACGAAGTTCCTTATTTAGCACAAGAAAGTATTTTTGTAGAACAGCCTAATATAGAATCAAATGGCGGAGAGTTAAGTGCTTCTTCATCGGTTGTTCCATATATTTTAGAAGTTCAAAAAGTACCTCGTAGATTTTCGGTAAAAGTAAATTCGGACAATACAATGGATTTACAATTTGGTAGTGGTAATGAAAACTTTAATGATGAACAAATACTTCCAAATACAAAAAATATAGGATTAGGGTTAGCAAATTCAATACAAAGATTAAATCAAGGAATTGACCCATCTAACTTTTTAAAAACAAATACATTTGGTATTGCACCTACAAATAAAGCATTGACTGTAAAATATTTAACAGGTGGTGGAGTAGAAGCAAATGTAAACGTAGGAGATTTAACAAAGATTAAGACTGTTGAATTTGAAGAAGATTTATTATCTATTCCGGATAACTTACTAGCATCTTATAATGAAATTAAAAATTCAGTTGCAGTAGAAAATTTAGAGCCAGCAGTAGGTGGTAGAGACGCTGAATCAATTGAAGAAATTAGACAAAACGCATTAGCTACATTTGGTTCTCAAAATAGAGCAGTAACCAGACAAGATTATATAGTTAGAGCATTATCAATGCCTGAAAGATATGGTAGTATTGCTAAAGTATATGTAAGTCCGGATGGTGAGATTGATAATAATTCTCCATCATCAATCCTTGCATCACCACAAAATATAGCAGAATTTGTTGGTGTAGTTGAAGGTTTGCAAGGTAAAACAAAACAAGATATCCAAAAAGAGTTAGTTAAATAT